CTGCTGAATAAAGTTTATTTCAATATATAAAAAAAAGTTTGCAGTCATTAATATTCTTTGGTATCTAAAAGGTATCGAATCAGAAAGGAAATACCATGATTAAAAATAGCAAGGCCGTGAAAATCATATCATACCTGATGGAAAACCCATCCGCAAAGGTAGCAGAGGTCGCAGCAAAAAATAACGTGTCAAAATCATATGCACATAAAATTATGAAATCATTCGATGCCCCATTCCGCAAACCAGAAGCCAAAGAAACCCAAGTCGGTGGATCTCATTACAAAGATATGCCCGTACAGCCTTGGGATGCGCTAGAAGCTTGGATGACCCTAGATGAAATACGAGGGTATCATAAAGGTGTGGCAATCTCATACCTCGCCCGTGAACACAGAAAAGGCGGGGATGAAGATATCGCAAAGGCAATCCACCACCTAACCGCATTGATGGATCTTCTTCGTGGATAATAATCCAAAATGCGACTTCTGTGGCAACGAAAGTGACTTCACCCAAACAAGTCAATGGGGTGAGGTCGCAAGCTGCTACGAGTGTGATGACAAATACACAAAAGAAAATTGCCCATTCTATATGGAGAAACCAAATGATACAGAAAATCATCTGCCCAGAATGTAAAGGCGAAGGCGAAGTGGAGTATGACCACTGGTCACTGCGCTCATTCCAAAAAGATGTGGGCGAGTTCGTATCTAAAATAGAAATCTGCGCCACATGCGAAGGCAGTGGTCAAGTGGATGAAATAGAAGATGACGGATTCATCACAGTCTATAATTCAGATTGGATTAAAAAATGATCATTAAAACATGGCAGTTCGAAAACTCTAAACAAGAAATACCCAGTTGGCTTAAAAATAATTGTGAAAAACGTATAAATAGCCCACGACTATGGGTCTACACACAATACGGCGAAATCCCAGCAAACGAAGGACATTGGATCTCACTCAATCTAAGAGGTCATGTCGATGTTCACAAAACAAAACCAATGAAAACAAATATCATACAAGAAATGGGCGCAAGCTTCCTATTCGTTGCAATGGCAATCTTAGTGATTGTAGTAGTGCTGGCAATGTGATGGAAGATTTCAATGTAAAAATCACCGTCAGAAATAATAGATTGCTACAGGCAATTCTCAAAAAATATAAATCCGTGGCAGACTTGGCGCGAAAAATGAATCGTAGTCAGTCGCGGGTTAACGCTCTTGTCACGATGAAAGCCAAACCCATTACCGAAAAAGGATGGACCCAACTCGCGTTCGATGTAGCCGCAATGGTTGGAAAAGAACCAAAAAAGCTTTGGCCAGAACACCTGCAAAACATCAAGCTGTTAACGTCCACGTCAGAATTTACCATCGACATAGAAGGCGTGAAACAAATAATGTCGGATAACTCAGTAGAGAAAATGATAGCCCAATCGCAAGTGTTGCGGCAACTTGATACTCGACTAAACAACACGCAGAAAAAAGTAATAGATATGCGCTTTTATCAAGAGATGACCCTAGAAGAAACTGGAAAAGTTTTAGGCTTGAGCCGTGAGCGCATAAGGCAGATCGAATGCAAGTCGTTAAGAATGATGAGATATGATGCCAGAACTCAAGGTTATTTAAAACCACGAAGCAAAAACAATAAAAATTTATTGGCTAAATTAGAAAAAACCAACCAAGGGTGCGAACTTTTTGAATAAAGATTGTCATAGTATTCGCAATGTGATAAGACCAAAATGAATAAGGGGTTTGGTCACTCCATTTCTCGCTAGTTACAAATTGTCCTCTTACTAACTCCATGCTGCCCAGACTTTACCCTCAAGCTCACGCTTGGGGGTTTTTTCTTCCATAAAATTCAACAGCAATATCCGATGGCTTGTCAAACAAATACCAACACGAATTATCCTTGCCAGCAGTCTTATCAAACCACTTCACCCTGCCAATGCTCACAATCTTTCGCAAGCGAGGTAAATAATTAATCGACTGCTTTGTGTGAACCCAATCAGCGTCAAACAAAAGCCAAGTCGGCCTTAAATCAGACAGCTTCTCAATTAATGGGTGCAAAAGAGTTCTGTCCCACGGTGGGTTTGTAATAATGCAATCACAGCCAGCAACGTATTGCTCTTCCAAATGCAAGGCGTCCTGAAACCAAATCCAATCCTCCTGCGGCTGGATGTCATATGCACTCACACACTCTAAACCTATAGAAATCAAAGCCCTAACCAATGCGCCGTCCCCCGCACATGGCTCACAAAATGTCTCCCCGCCCCCAAAGAAAGGCCGAAGAGGTAATACAGCCTCAGTCGGTGTCCTGTAGAAATCACGCGAAATGCGCTCAAAGTCAGATCTCTTGCCCATAACGTCCTCCCAGAGGGGCTTTCTTTTTATAAGCTTATATTATACATTCATAAAAATATACAGCTAACCACTGCAAAGAAAGGTCACAACATGGCGAAAGCCAAAAGTAAAAATCCAATAGGCAGGCCAAGATTTGAGGTCACACCAGAAGTTCTGGCGCGAACAGAAAGAGCAATGGCGCAAGGATTAACCAAAGAACAATGCGCTGGCGCACTTGGTATTTCAGTCTCAACTTTTCAACTTTATCAGGCAGAAAATTCGGAATTTTCGGAAGCTATAAAAAAGGGTGAGGCCAGCGGAATAGAACAAGTGACCAATGCCCTCTTTGAAAATGCTACTGTTGAACGAGATAACACAGCCATTATCTTCTATCTAAAAAACCGCGCAGGCTGGGTGGATAAAACCGAAACAAAAATTCACGAGGAAAAAACCATAACCCTCGACCTCACAAGGATCGGTACACATGAACTCCAAGCAATTGAACGAGCTTTTAAGCAATCTTACGCTGGAGCAAGTCATGGCAGAGAAATACCGCAGATCATTGAGGGAGTTTACGAAAGCAGCATGGCCGACGATTGAGCCAGGCGTTGACTTCCAAAACAACTGGCACATAGACGCAATCTCAGATCACCTAGAGGCAGTTGTAAACGGCGATATCAAGCGCCTGATTATTAACGTGCCGCCACGCCACATGAAATCCATCAGCGTGGCCGTGGCAATGCCTGCATGGACTTGGGTAAGCCAGCCGCACAAGAAGTTCCTGTACGCCTCCTACGCAGCCTCCCTGTCAATCAGGGATAGCACCAAATGCCGCAGGCTGATCGACAGCCCGTGGTATAAGGCGCACTTCGGTGACAAGTTTAGACTAACCGACGATCAAAACCAAAAGCAGCGGTTTGAAAACGATAAGACGGGATACCGCATCGCAACGTCAGTCGGAGGCGCTCTAACAGGTGATGGTGGCGATATTATCTGCATCGATGACCCGCACAACGTGGTCGATAGCGATAGCTCTAAGGTCAGGGAAGGCGTGTTGGATTGGTGGGATCAAGCCATGCAAACACGTCTCAACGACCCCAGAACAGGCGCGTTTATCATCATCATGCAGCGTGTGCATGAGCAAGACCTGACAGGTCACGTCTTAGCAAATCAGCTTGGAGATGAGTGGTCACACCTATGCCTGCCTGCCAGATACGAAATTGGACACCCAACCCCCAGCAGATCGCCCCTTGGATTTATAGATCCCCGCAGCGCCGAAGGTGAACTTCTGTGGCCCGAAAGGATCGATGATAAGACGCTATCGACCCTAGAGCGCTCTCTTGGCACCTACGCAGCAGCAGGGCAGCTCCAGCAGCGACCCAGCCCCAAGGGCGGTGGTATCCTCAAGGCATCGTGGTGGGTGCCGTGGGAAAGCGAAGAGATGCCCAAGAACATCGAATATGTCCTGCAATCTTGGGATACAGCCTTTGAGTCCAAGGAAAGCTCCAGCTTTAGCGCCAGAACCACTTGGGGCGTATTCAAGAACCAAGGCGTCATGTGCGCCATCGTGCTTGAGGCTTGGTTTGACAAGGTCAGCTATCCAGATCTCAGGCGGATAGCCCAAGAGGCGTACAGCGACTGGCAACCAGATGCCGTGCTAATCGAAAAAAAGGCGTCAGGCCAATCGCTGCTCCAAGATTTGCGTATGGCAGGCATTCCCGTTTTGGCGTATAGTCCAGACAGAGATAAAGAGGCTCGCGCCCACGCATCAAGCGCCATGCTAGAAGACGGAAGAATTTTCTACCCAAGCAGCCGCAAATGGGCTAAAGATTTAATTGATATATGTGCGGCGTTTCCTGCACATCCAAACGACGATGTGGTCGATACATGCACACAGGCTTGGCTGCGCTTGCGTAAGGGATGGTTTGTGGGGCATAGTGAAGATCCAGAAGACGATGAATTTGTAGAACCAAAAAGGATAACGATGTATGGCTGATCCAAACATTATCCCATTTGCCGAAGGCGCACCTGCCGATGATCTAATGGTAGAAGAGCTGCCTGACGGCGATGTTCTTATTGGTGACCCCGCTCTCGACATTAAAGATGAGTTGCGTGATGAAGACTTTGGCGCAAACCTTGCCGAAGAAATCGACATCAAGGAATTGCAAAAAAAAGCCGCAGAGCTAATTAGCCTGTATGAAAGCGACCGCGAAGCTCGCTCAGAGTGGGAAGATCGCTACAAGGATGGCTTGAAAACTCTCGACCCAGCAGGCGGCATGGAGCAAGGCGAAGATGAACGCGCCACACGCGGCCTATCCGTTGTTATCCACCCGCTAATCGCAGAGGCCGCAACGCAGTTTAATGCCCGTGCCATAGCAGAGCTATACCCATCTGGTGGCCCCATTAAAACCGTGATCATTGGTGATCCATCCGAAGAGGTAGAGGCGCAAAGCCGCAGAGTTCGTGATTACATGAACTTCCAGATTACCCAAGAAATGCCCGAATACTTTCCTGATCTCGACCAGATGCTGTTTCACCTGCCCCTGATTGGCCACACCTTTAAGAAAGTCTGGTGGGACGCAAACATGGATCGCCAGTGCAGCCAGTTCGTAAAGGCTGAAGACTTTGTGGTCGCCCCCGAAAGCAAAGACCTCTACACGTCACCCCGATATACCCACGTCATTCGTATTCCGAAGAATGAGTTTAATCGCTACGTTCAAAACGGATATTACCTGCCAACAAATATCAGCGATGGCGATCCTATAGATCCATCTGGTGATGTAATCGGTGAAATCGAGGGCGTCGATCAATACGGCGATAACACAGATGACGTGATGACGCTGCTTGAAATGCACGTCTATGATCTGTTTGACGGCATCGATGGCGATGAAATGGATGACGGCGAGTTTGAAGACAACGCAGTCGCAATCCCGTATGTAATCACGCTAGATTACGATAATGAAACAGTTGTCAGCGTTCGTCGTAATTGGCGGCAAGATGATGATCTGAAAAAACGCCGCGATTGGTTTGTGTCTTACAAGTTCCTGCCTGGCCTTGGCTTCTATGGCTTTGGCCTTTACCACATGATTGGTGGACTGGGCAGAGCGGCAACTGGATCGCTTCGCGCACTGCTCGACAGTGCCGCATTCTCTAACATGCAAGGTGGCTTTAAGCTGCGTGGTCGTGTTCAGGGCGGCGACATGCAAATCAACCCAGGCGAGTTTGTGGACATTGACGCGACAGTCGATGACATCAACAAGGCCATTATGCCGCTGCCCTTTAAGGAGCCATCGCAGTCGCTCTTTAATTTGCTTGAGTATATCGTTGGTGCAGGTCAGAGATTTGCCAGCACCGCAGATCTTAATGTGGGTGATGTTAATCCCAATGCGCCTGTCGGCTCAACCATTGCGCTCATTGAGCAGGGGTCAAAGGCATTTAGCGCAATCCACAAGCGCCTACACTACGCACAAGGCCAAGAGTTCAAGCTGCTTGCAGAGTTAAACGCCGATAACCTGCCAGATGAATTTAAGTTTGCACAGGAGGGGTCTTCGTCAATCATCTATCGTGCGGACTTTGATGATCGCATTGACATTGTCCCAGTGTCAGATCCAAACATCTTCTCGACAGCCCAGCGCATTGCACAAGCTCAAGCTGTTCTTGAAATGGCCAAGTCTGCGCCACAATTGCATGACATGTATGCAGCGTATAAACGCATGTATGAGGCGATACGAATCACGAACATCGATGAAATCCTAAAGAAGCCTGAAGAGGCACCTCAAATGGATCCAATTGATGAAAACATGTCGGTGATGTACGGCAAGCCAATCCGCGCATTCTTGGAGCAAGACCACGAATCGCATATCGCTGTTCACATGCAGTTTATGTCCGACCCGTCTTTGGCAGGAAACCCAGCCGCGAAAAGCCTTCAGCCCATTCTAATCGCCCACATCGCGGAACACATTGCGCTGCTTTACCGTCTGCGAATGGAGGCAAGTGTCAACATGCCACTGCCCACATTGCCAGACTTCAGAGATCCTAAGTTCAAGTTCGACGATGTAGATCCACAGATGGATCGTCTTATTAGCCAACGGGCAGCGCAAGTTGTGCAGGCCGCACCTCAGATGAAGCAAATCCAAGCCATTGCGGCTATGGGTCAGCAAGGTGGCCAGCAAGGTCAAGGCAACCCGCTTCAATATGCACAGCAACTCGCGCAGCTTGAAACGGAGGCTTTGACCGCTAGAACTCAGGCGCAAATCCAAGCGGATCAGGCCAAGGCTCAGTCTGACATTCAGATCAAGCAGCAACAGGCGCGGCAAGATATGGAGATCCAAGCAGCAAAAGCGCAGGCTGAATTGCAAGCTAAGATCACTAAGCTTGAGGCGGAATTGCAAATCGAGCGTGAGAAGAATGCTGCTAAGATGCAAATGGAGGCAATGAAGAATGTACCCACCATATAATCTGCCTCCCATTAACCCAGCGGCCTTTGGCGGTCAACCGCAGCAACAGGGGCCGCAGGGTGCGCCCCCGCCTTCCTCCCAAGGTGGGGGCCAGCCGCCAATGGATATGAATAAGTATCTGATCGACAAGGTAATGGAGATCAAAAAGCGGATGGGTGGCGGTGATGTTGGTGCGCTTAGTGCGCTTACGGAAGCTATGCAACCGCAGCAACCGCAGCCGCAACCGCAGCAGCCACCAATGAGGGCGTGATGGAACTATTCGACAAACATGGCGCGTTTGCAGATCTAAATCTGCGGCCAGTTGACGTAGACCTTCCGATTTCTGGTGGTATCAGATACCAATCCATGCCAGACGGATCAGTATTTGAGGTTGATCTTAATAAAACATTCGAGAATAAATCTGGATCAATCAAGCCATCGATTGGATATACCGATGAGAGAAGCGGTTTCTCAGATGGCCCTGCGGATATAAGCAATAGGGCAAAGACTGTCCGCGTTGGCGTTGATGGTAATATGTACCTAATGGATGGTGACCTAGAGCTGTCTGGATCTGCGATGGGTAGCAGGACAAGATCAAACCTAAACGTCAGCGTCCCAGAATATAACTACAATTTCAACGATTCAAATGTTGGTACGTTTACTAAGATCGGCATTGGCGCACGAATGGGATTGTTTGATTTCAATGCAAGCCGCCAGAAAAGGACTGGGTCTGACCCATTCTATTCTGG